TAAGAAAAATTCTTCGTAATGTATTTGTTGACCTTTATGCATAAAGTTTTCTAAATCAAAACCTGTTATGTATTTTTGATTTACCGCTTCACCGTTTTCATCGTCAAAAGCAACCAGTATGTGCTTATAATCAGTGCCAGGTAAATCGTGCTTATGTATAGTAACTAGATGGTAGAAAGACTTCATAAAAGATTGCTCCCATAAATCATCGTCTTGAATCAAAGGATTCGGTGGATACTTGTTGTCTAGTGTATATTTCTGAACAGACTTCCTTTTGAAGTGAAATCCCGCGTACTTTTCAAAATCTCTCAATGTTCTAACAGTTCCTAAATCGTATCCAGTCAAATCTATAGTTGAGTCCTCTTCTGTTCCTAATAAGACTCTAATCTTTTTTCTTGCATACTCTTGCTTTTGAAACCAATTAACTCCTAATTTAGAATCATCGTCCCACTTCAACATGCCAGATCTCTCTTCTCTCATAGTAGAATGCCAAACAACTAATTTGTGTGGATGAAATAAATCGTATCCATGAGTGTAAGATCTAACAGTTAAGTTTAATTCTTCTCCACTAAAATAGATATCTGGATCGTGTTTTATCTCCTTTGCCCATTCAGATCTAGCAAAACAGAAGTGACCTGATAAGAACCTACTCATTGGTGGCTCAGTCATATCTTGCCAACCGTGTAGCAATCCTGGTCTGATGAAGATAGTTCCGTGAGGATAGAAGCAAGCAAAGGTCTGCTGCCATGGCTCCATGGTACGTCCTTCTGGATCGTTAAATGGTGTATACAATGGCAAATAAGCCCCTAAGATTGGTTTATATCCTTGAGCTTCTAAACCGCTATGCATTTCAATTAAAGTCTCGTCCCAGTTCTCTGCAAATCTGTGATGAGAATCCAGTTGTAAAATGTAATCTTGATTGGTTAGAAGCTTCTCGTTGATTTGAGCTCTTGCCCATGGTAGACCTTGAGCTTCTGTGTACAAAACGTCCATGATATGAAAACGTTTGTCATTTCTAAACTCTTCTACATTATCGAAAAGATCTTCTGGGTTGTATTGTCTACAAATGCCGAAGTGAATTCGTTTTGGATATTTCGCATTCTCTAGTGCGTTCTTAATAGTTGGCACCAATTCTGGGTCCCTATAAGCAGGTAAATGTACGAGTATGGTCTGTAACTTATTATTCATATGATATTTTTTGTTCTATTCTTTCCATCCAACCCATAGATTCTGAATGAGGCCAAACTCTCCAACAAACTGGTCTTTCTACAGCTTCAAAATTTCTCCATATGTGAATGAATTTATTGTTTACATCAAGATTCATCATGCTTTGAATTTCTTCCTTATTACAATCTTGTCTGTATATATCTTCTCCGTTCTCATCCAAAAATGCAACAACAAAAGAATCGTAATCTTTTTCTGTTAAAGATCCTTTATAAATGTCTATACAGTACTTTTGACTAGATGCAAGACCCGATTCGTAATCTGATTTTATTGGAGGAAAATTATTTTTTAGAGTCTCTCTGTGTATTTGTCTTGTTGCAAATTTTAAACCTGCGTACTTTTCAAAATCAGTTAAAGATCTCGTTGGACCGAATCCGTAAGGAGCTAGCGCTTTTCTTTGACATGTCGTACAACCCGGATCCATACCAAATAGTTTTCTAAATCTTGAGTAAGAAGCATCGTCTTTGGCTTTCCAATCTTGACTATCGTCCCAATGTCTTTTCTTTCCCTCTCTTGTGTATTCGTGCCAAACTATCACTTTGTGTGGAGCAAATAAATCGTATCCGTAAGTGTAAGCTCTAGCGGCTAAAGAACTCTCTTCTCCATGAAAGTATAAGTTTGGATCGTAAGGCACTTCTTTTACAAATTTTCCAATGGTAAAAATAAAGTGAGCCGATATAAATCTGGTTGAGAAAGGCTCTTTTAATTCCTCAAACTTTTCTATGTGATGAGGTCTTAAGAATATGGCGCCAGCCGGCATGAATCTGTCTATGTTTAAACCCCAAACTTCGTTAACTCTGTCTTTAGGATCTTTTTCTGGAAAATATCCTGGGATGTAAGCAGATAGTAAAGGTTTCTCATGACCCTTGCACATAAGATAGTGCAAAAGATCTTTTAATTGTACGTCCCAATCTTTTGTAAATCTGTGATGAGAATCTAATTGAAGGTAGTAGTCCTCGTCTGTGTAAAGTTTTTGTATTTCGCTTCTTGCCCAACAAACTCCCTTGGACTCTTTGTAGTCTATATCTATGATCTTAAATCGCTGATCCCTTTTATATTTCTTTAAATTGTCCCATTTGTCTTCTTTTGAATGTTGCCACCCTATACAAATAACAAGGTCTTGAGGATACTTTGCGTTATCTAATAAATTTTCAAGTGTAGGAAGTAATTCAGGGTCTCTGTAAGATGCTATCGAAACAAATATTTTTGGCATAATGTAATCTAAAACTTTTAATTTACAACGTAAAATTTATTTTTAAAGTAGAAAACAATGTATGTAACTACGTATAGTATATTATACCTATTTATATATTAATTTTTATTTATATTCCAAATTTTGTTTTTTATGGGCATGATCCATCAAACATTGAAATTGTTACTGTACCTGCATCGCTTACAACTTGTCCAGAAAATGTTCTACTTGTTGAAGTTGCGCTTATACAAGTAAGGTTTGATGCAGTATCAATCACCTCAACGGAGTCATTACTTATATTTGTGTAAGATACAACAATTGTTTGAGATGCGCCAGTCTGTGTTGTTGTAGCAGATGCTCCATCACCAGCAACTATTGGGAAAACTGCTCCGTCTACTTGTACTCCGTTTATTGTAATATTAGTAATATCTGTACCAGCCGTGTTATTAGCAATATCTACGAATGCGTATCCTAACGCAGCACTAGGTGTAGGTGTTGGCGTTATAGTCGGTGTTAAACTAGGTGTTGGTGATGGAGGTGGAAGACAAGCCGTACAGTTGTTATACGAAGCGCCAAAAGCAACCGCATCGTAATCCAAAGTACCTGTTGAAGGATTTTCTAAGATCTCCCAACATTTAATTCCATCAAATGGTGTACTTTCTTTATACAACTTATACGACCAACCTATTCCTGCAGGGAAATCGCCGCTTGCTAACGAAACAACGTATGGCCCTTCACCTCCACCGCATAATTCAACTAGATATTTTGTTAATGGAGGAGTAGGCGTTGGTGTCGATGTTAAACTAGGTGTTGGTGCTGGCGTTGAACTAGGAGTTCTAGTCGGTGTTAAACTAGGCGTTGGTGCTGGCGTTGAACTAGGAGTTCTAGTCGGTGTAGGCGAAGGTGCTATACAAGATACCACGACGGCAGTCGATACTCCTTTATTACCCACTGTATCCATTATAGCTACATAATAGGTATCATTTATTAATCCAGTAAAATTATAGTCTGTAGCTCCGCCTATAAATGTTCTTGTTGCTGGATTATCTAATCTAGATAGCGCATCTGCCGCTGATATCGCACTGATTGTTATATAGTCAAAACTATCTGTACCACCTCCAAATGCATTAGCGTATATCCTACCATTTCCATTATAGACAGGTTCATCACAAAATGCAGTTACTGATAATGTTACTGATATTGTTGATGCAGACGGGGTAACTGTTGGTGTTATCGTTATGCTTGGAGTAACACTAGTCGATGGAGTAACTGTTGGCGTAATAGTAACACTAGGAGTTATGGAAACACTAGGCGTAACTGTTGGCGTAATAGTAACACTAGGAGTTATGGAAACACTAGGCGTAACTGTTGGCGTAATAGTAACACTAGGAGTTATGGAAACACTAGGCGTTATTGAAACACTAGGAGTTATGGAAACTGATGGCGTTACAGTAGGAGTTATTGAAACACTAGGCGTTACAGTAGGAGTTATTGAAACACTAGGAGTAACTGTTGGAGTAGTGCTAATGCTAGGAGTTATAGTAACGCTAGGAGTAATGCTAGCACTAGGTGTAATTGATGGAGTTATGCTAATGCTAGGAGTTATAGTAACGCTAGGAGTAATGCTAGCACTAGGTGTAATTGATGGAGTTACAGTTACACTAGGAGTTACAGTTACACTAGGAGTTACAGTTACACTAGGAGTTACAGTTACACTAGGCGTTACAGTTACACTAGGCGTAATACTAACACTCGGAGTTACAGTAATGCTTGGAGTTACAGTTACGCTAGGAGTGATGCTCATGCTAGGAGTAACTGTAATAGAAGGAGTCATGCTTGGAGTAGGAGAAGGACTTTGAGGAACTAAGAATACTTCTACATAATTATTGTTTCCAAATGGGTTCAAATTTTCTAATACCACTCTAACAGATAACGTATCTATATCTACTTCATAGCCATTAATTAAATTAGCGAGAGATACGTTGGATGCAGCAATAGTGAAAGGGCTAACATAGTCCAGGTCGTAGTAGATATTAAATGGACCTACTGCATCCCCATAATTTGTAAGTTGTATTGTTACTAGCATCTCTTTTTATAATTGTCTTCTAGTTTTTTTATTTTTATAATTCTAGAAGTGTTATAGAACCGCCTATAGTTGTTGAATACCCTAGTTTTAATGTTGCCCCACTTGATAATGTGTCTTGCTTAGATAAGCTCCAAGCTAATCCAGTAGATCCATTTGTTATAGTAGCGTAGGTTGTTGAGTATATGGTTTGTCCGGAAGATGTTACAGTTCCACTCATAGGAATGCTTGTTCCGTCTACAACACCACTATCGCTTCCTATATTTCCTGAATTATTGCCCCCGCTATTGAATACTATGTAAACGTATACTGTAGCTCCAGATGTATTACTAATCGTACCTGAAGACGATCCATTACCTGCTGTTACCGGATATGGGAACATAACTTGATTATTTGAGGTAATAGAAACTGAACCAGCTGACGGTGACTGTGTAATTGTAACGGACGGAGTTATTGTAACTGAAGGTGTTACACTAACTACAGGGGTTACACTAACTACAGGGGTTACACTAACTGATGGAGTTATAGTTACGCTAGGCGTTATAGGAGGCGTAACACTAACAGAAGGAGTAGCAGTTACACTAGGAGTTGTGCTAGCGTTAGGAGTTACACTAACTGATGGAGTTATAGTTACGCTAGGCGTTATAGAAGGCGTAACAGTTACACTAGGAGTTAGGCTTGGTGTAACGCTTGGCGTAGGGGATGGAGGAACTATAGAAACTGTAAAAGTAAAATTATTATTAAAGAACGCAGAAACATAATCTTGATTAGTAAAAGTAATTATGCCTTGAGAATATATTATATTTCCAACATGAACGTAATTTGCTTTTGCGTCTATAATATTTCCATTACCGTCGTCTATTAATTTATAACTAGTACCATTAGTGCTTGATATAGCTAACGTGTTTCTACTTATATTTTCTCCAAATACCGTTCTTGGAATTGCTAAAAAACTAATTCTTTCATTACTTCCAGTGGGAAAAGATCTAATATCTGCATCCATACTTCCAGAAGCTGCTGTGGATTGCAAAGAAGAATCCCATGCGCTACCAGTTCCTAATAAAGATCCCGTTATGTAATTAGTATAATAGAGTTGTTTAACTAACCTATAATTGTTATTATAAGTCATAGCAGTAATTGGGTCTAAACTAGCGGTAGGACCGTTAACACCACCATTTATAGTAACTCCTAAGTTTGAAAAAGATTGGCTTGAATAAGAAGCTGAATACTTTAATTTTATAGGAGTGGTAGTTATATCAGAAAACCTTATGGTATTCTTTGCGATACTCATTTTTTACCAGTCTAATTTTACTCTAACTAATGCCTCCTTAGTGAAATCTTTAACCAATGGTTTTGATAATTTAGCAACAGCTAAAAGATCATTATTTGTGTTATACAAACCAACAGTTGTCATATAAGTCTGAGGACTATTAATAAAATTAGGGTATATTAAACTTCCAGATACATTGATTATAGATGGATTAGATGTATAATTGTATTCAGAATTTCTAACTCTAACAAACACATAATCTGAAGATATCTGCTCTTGACTATTTAAAGTGAAAGAACTTCCAGAGTTGATAAGTTCAAAAGCTCTTGCGTTGTTTAAACCATTTGTTGTTGTGCTATTTGACCAAACAACCGCTAAACCTCCACCAGCAGTAGGCAAACTTAAAGCAGTGGGATTCAATAAAATTAAACCCACATCAGGTAAAAATAATCCGTAAGAACCAGAAGGTGTGTAGCCTTTAGCTGGAGCTCCTGATATTAATGGACTATTAGCCGCTGTACCATTGGATCCAGATATAATATTGAAAGCTCTTCCGCAATCTAAGTAAGTAATTGTAGAAACGTCATTAGAATTGTCGGTTAACTTTAATTTTTGAGCATAAGTACCAAATCCTAATTGTAAATTAAAAGTACCAGGAAATAAGTTGCCTTTGTACCTATTTCTATCTATAGGAATAGCTATTAGATCTAAAGAAGAGGTTGCTCCAGATCCAAAGTTTACATTTGATTCAGCGTCTCCGTAAATTAAATTTCTATATTGACCGAAAGTAACTCTAGTAGGTGTATTTTGAGGAACCAAAGGATTTAACGGTACAGAACCTGATCCGTATATATGACCGTAGGCTATAGAAAATTGAATTGCTGCGTTGCTTAGAGTAGATGTAGTTTGATATACATCTACGTAATAGCTGCCAGTCGCGTTACCACTTAATGTAAAAAAAGAAGTCAATGTCGGTGCATTAGTACTCCATGCTGGAGCAGTAACAGAATCATTGGATATTACGAAATCCGATTGATCAAATTGAGTAAAAGACATATATTAAATTATTATGAGTTTGTTTTAATGATCGTTACCGGAATACTAATTCTAGCTCCTGAATCTCTACCTGTAACAATTAATGTTGTCTGTAATTGTGCATTGTTTCCGAATAGAGTATTAATAGTAGTAGCAGTCATATTGATAGTTGTGCCAATTACTGTCTTACTTACGTTAGTACCTATAGTTGTAGTCGCATTCAATGAAGTTACTTCTGGGGTGTTAATTCCAACTCCTACAAAATTACCGTTCATCGTTCTAACATCACCGATAGTAGCAACATATCCAGACTGTTCGTAAGTACTAGTGGCGCCTAAGTAATTTAATGTTTGTGGCGTAATAGAAAGACTTGCGCCTTGACGAAGGGAAATGCTGTTGTATCCCAAATCCAACACTGGAAGTTTGGCTGTGCCTCTTGGAAGAGTTATAAGCTTATACTTCATGATTTCAGTGTCATCTGGAAAGGCTTGAAGGACTGGCATATTTTCTATCGCCTCTCCATAAAAAGCTGATCCTGAAGGATGGTTTGGATTATACAGAGTATAATCTACCTCATCATCAGATAAAGAAAATTGAGTAATTTGGAAAGAACCATCGTTTCTTGCCAATAATTCGCGGCCTTTTTTTGTTAAAATGGCATCGACTACGACTGAAGTACTACTTAAATAAGACATAAAGAGTTGCTTTAAAAATAAATATGTTAAATTAGATTTTGTTGTTTTAATGATTTTATCACATTACCTGAGTTTTCTCTGGCAATTTTACTAATATACTTAGGAAATATTAATCCATCGGTTGGAATATTATAGGCTCCATTTAATTCAAGTATTAAATTAGTCTCGTCTGGGATATGTTTAAGCACAATGTATTTATAAATAGCGTATCCATTAGTATAATTAGCGGTGGAGATTGGTCTATCTAATGTTACATTGACATATGGAAAATTATTAGATCCTGAGGCTTCAACAAAGGTGTTTACGACTCTATATTCGTCATTTCTATCTAATAGACTACTAGTATAATTATATAGTCTAATCAAATCATTGACATTTAATTGAAAAGGGAATACCGCTTGCTCTATGCCTGGGTAGCTACCTGATTGCACGAATTGAGGACTTAAGTAATATAGCGATTGAGTTGCCGATAGTCTTACAACATTTGCTCCAGCAGATGATGTGTTGTAGGTCCAAGAAGGACTTATATCTATAGAACTAGTAGAATACACATTAAACGAAGTAGATCCTCCAGATCCGGCTACTACTGCTTCAGCTCCTACTAATACCGGATCAAAATAATATACTGGACTAAATCCTGCGAAAAAAGCTCTTGCAGCTGAGCTACCTAAAGGACTAACTGTTGCACCATTACTTACGGTAAGATATCTCTCTTGTTCTAAAAAACCATTAGAAATGCCTCTCGAATTAGGCTCAAATAAGTAAGTGAGTCTTATAGTTTGTGTAAGAGGAGACGGAGACACAGATGCTGTAATTGTACAAATTATTTGGCTATATTGGGTAGAGTAAGAATAGTCAACTGCTGAAGTCCAATTAAAATAATTATATTGATCCAATGGCGCTGTATAAGTATCTCCTCCAGGAGTTGAAATAGATCCGGTGGTAACAATAGGAGTCGCAAAGTTATAAGTTAAACTAGCTGCTCCATTAGGATTATATAAAATTGGACTATACCTAAACCCACCTTCATACAAAGTTACATTAGAGTTATTCGTTAAGAATTGACCATCTGGATTATTTGGATCGTAATCAAATAGAGATATATCTACAGATTCTCCTGATTTATATAAGTTTTGAGAAGTAAAAATGTTATTATTAAGTTTTGTTAAATTTAACACATTTTCTTCATTATCAATAATATATTTTATCTGTGCGTTAGATCTTTCTGGTAATTGTAAAGAGGACGAGTATATGTCTACTAGGTATGCATATTGAAATTTAATTTTATCAATAGCAGCAGTATCTCCGTAAGAGGCGTCTCCAACAGTGTAGTCCGTATACGTAGCGCTAATTGTTTTTGATCCGTAGTATCTAGGAATTGTAAAACTTTGCAAAGCATAGTTGCTATCCTGTAACTCTGCATAAGGAACGGTTGAAGAGGTGTACGCGCCTTGATTGTCGAATCCGGATACTTGACTTTGAGATATGGATTGAGTAACTATTCCAAAATTAACTGGTGTGGATTGATTAGATGTATAGTCTAAATCAAAATACTTTTGAGATCTAACTGATGCGGTAACATTTTGATATAATGCCAATAAAGAGCTAGTTAAATTAGATAAAGAGGCATTACTACTAGATACGTTATTGTTGTATTCTATTTGAGGAAAACTTTCATAGTCAGTCGCTGTTATAATAGAGCCACTGAATTCTCCAGTAAATTTTTCAATATTTTGAGAAGAAGAATATGGAACATATCCAACCAAAGTTAATAAAGGAGCCTGCCAATTAGTAGAGCCAGATATAGTATTAGCAGCAGATCCAGTAATAGAAAGCAACTCAATAGATTGTGAATACTGATTGATGCTTGCACTAGGTTCATTTCTAGCGTATTTGTTTCTTTCTAGTATATGAGATTTTATAATAATGCCGGTAGATAAATTGGCTCTCGCTGGCACAAAATCTTTTATAGTCTTAAACAAACTATTATTGTAAAACTTAATTAGTCTAATGTACTCCCAAACGCTTTTAGGCTTATTGTAAGATTGGAAGTACGTAGTTTTTAAAGTATCTAAAGCGGGGTAAGTAGAAAGATTGGCGTAGTTAGGATTTCCTATGTACTGATCTATATTGCCAATGATAACTCCTGAGGCAGTTATATTATTATTTACGGTATTGCTTGGACTAAATCCAACCTCTACGTTAGCAGAGTTTAATCTTTTGTCTGTAGAATAATACTGTAAGGTTGTGTTATAAGACAGTAAAGAAGAAGATATAGAATTGCCGCCTATCACTTGTCCATTGCTACCTGTAGCAATTGTTATTTTATAATCTTCACTGTCTATATCGTATATACCAGCGAGAGTTTCTCTTGAAACTCCTCCAAATTCTTTAACGTCTAATATTGTATCAGGTATACCGTACGAAGCGATCAAAGCTTTTATGCCTCTTTGAGTACCTCTTGTTTTTAATAAATAAGGTAAGTTGTGATAAAGTCTTTTATAATATTCGTCTTGTATTTGAAGACCTGGTAAAGTAGCAATACTAGAGGTTACATAATTTGTAATGCGCTCAGATCCAGTTGGGGGCAATAAAGTTCCGTCTTGATTAATGCCAAATAAAGTGTAGTATAGGTTATTAGTAATACTAGTATTAGTATACAATTCAAAGCCTAAACCTCTTAAAGCATCAGAAACTAAATCTAAAGAAATACCGGTATTAGGATTATTTGTAGCGTCAAATCTATTTGTAACATCTTTGTAATAAATCCAAATATTATCAAAATGTTGACCTATCATATCCAAGAATGTAAGATACGGTTGATTGCTAGAATCGTCCAATAGATATTGTGGAATACTGTATCTTAAATAATCTTTATTTGAATAGTCGTATAAAGAAGCTGAGTATAATAAAGAAGCGGTCGTAGGAGTAGTTACAGTGTCTATAGAACCCAACCAATTAGATGCTTGAGAAGACGTTACAGAATACAACGCGAAAGGCTGTGTATTATTACGCTTAGGCCAAGACCAACTTCCTGAATCAAAATATAAAAAGTATTCGTAGGTATCGAAATTTTTAATTACATTATTTATCGAGTTGCTAGCTAATCCTATGGAAGAAGAAGCCGCAGTTGGAGATTGAGAAGAGTAAGAATTAGCTAATCTTATATCGTTATTGTAAGACTCAATTAATTCTAATTTGTATTTAAAATTTTCTAATCTTTCTACAGCGCTTGAGAAGTGAATAAAATTACCAAAGTTACTATAGTCTACATTAATCTCTACAGATTTATCTTGATAGTAACTTAATAATTTTTGGAATGAAGAAGTGTAATTACTAGCAATTAAACTATTGTAAGAATAATAAGGAGTAGTTTGTCCTATTTTTTCTGAAACTCTAACAGCGAAGTTAGGTCCACGTAATCTATTTGCTTCGTTTTCGTCAACAGCGGGAACCTGAATATCTACGTTATAATTTATGGCTTCTGATATTTTATCAACTATCCAAAGTTGTGCCTTTACATCGATATCTGCATCAAGCGGTTCGTATAACTTTACTAATAAAAAAGTACCTTCTTCGTCTTCCGCTACAGCCACATTAACACCTATTACTAAATTATTATCTCCAAAATTTAGGTAAAAATCGCTATAGTAATTCTTAGTAGAAATGTAATTTTGATAAACGTCAAATCCCTCTATGATTCCTATGTCACTAATAACTTGAGAAGCAAGCTTAAGTTCTGTTCTAGATTCTGAAATTTCTTTTATCCAGTAGGTCTTTCCGAACTGAGAATTAAATAGTTTCTTAAAAAAAGAATATTGAATATTAACAGATCCTCTTGTAAAACCTCTATTAATAACATCTTTTTGTGGATCTAAAGATATTACGTTATATAAATTATTTTGAGGATTAGAAGTTAAGTAAGGATAATAATCGAATCCATCATAGTCAGACAAAAGAATATTTCCATTTTGATCGTATATGAAAATTTCAATATAGTCTTCTTTAGCTCCAAAACTAGAATTTATAAAATTACTAGTAATTAGCGAATTATCTATAGGCGAATATTGTTGAGCAGATATGCCCGTTCCTTTTACCGATACTTTTACTAATTCCATTAAACTAAATTACTTATTGACGAAAATGATTGATTCAAATCTAATAACTGTTGACGCAAAGAGTTAATCTCTTCTATCAATGCTTGCTTTTCAGCATCTATAACCGAGCCTCCTATATATTGTTGGCTTCTATTAACTAAATATGTGTGAGAATTAATTTCTCCAGTAACAGGTATGTCGAAAAACAATTGATCGTATTCTTCAAAAAACTGTTCAACAGTTACAACGCTAGCACTTACTATAGGAGCAGGCGTAATTAATTCAGAAAAGCTAGTATCTACTACTTTCGAATACGTATTAATACCGTATACTTTTTTTACTAAGTCTACTTTTTCCATTATCTAATTACTTTAAAGATAGCGTTATTGTCTATTTCTATAGTTTCTCCTGTGCTTATTACTGTTTTTAAAAGTAACTTATAGTATCTTTCTGGCTCTAATCCACTCATATACACATCAAAGTAGCTGCTAGTAGGATCACAACTTATTTTAGTATAATTGTCATCGAAATCTATTACTATATCTTCGCCTTTTACGTCTTGAATTGCCCAATAAGAAGTTCTAGGAAGCGCTTTATTAACTGTATAAACAGAAGAAGTTGTAAAAGTTCTTGCTGGATACTTGTCTCTAGCGTTTACTCTAAATCTATATTTTTCTGTATTGTATTTAAAATTACCTACGTTGTTATCTATTGAAACTACAAATTGATTATTGTTTATTGTGCTTAAACTTCCTGTAGAATAAGAGCTGTCATCCCATCTCATTTCTAACGTAGGAGGATATATTGTATGTGTATCTACAGAGAAGAAGTTAAGAGCCATAAAGCTACCAGAAGAATTTTCTACTGAAGTTGCTTGTTTAACTATAAATCCAGCGTTTAAAGATCCACTAAACCATCTGTTAACTATAGAGGTAACATTTGCATTAATATCTTTTGGATCTTTATAAGTAAAAGATTGAGTAACGATACTTGCAGAAACCCAATTGCCTCCACCAGGAGTTAAAAAATAACTAGCGTTTGGCCAGACATTGGAAGCACTTACATATTGATTTGGATTATACCAACACACTCCGTTAATAGTCACTGGATAATCGGAGAACTTACCCGTACCCATTGTCCACGAAGAAGATACTTGTCCAATTTCTACACTATATGTTGTATTTAAGTTCTCTGCATTAGCTAAATATAATTTTAATCCAGCTTTCCAAGATCCCGTAGAAAAGCTTTTTATTTTTGCAATGTCAGCATCAGAAAATAGTATTAGCGATCTTCTAAGATCATCTGATAGAGCCGGAGTATTTGGATCCGATTCAACCAAGTACGTAGTACTATTTATGTCATTTTTACAAGAAACTTCTAAAATCTCGTCTAAACCAGTATTTTGATTCGGAAATCTAGAATATATTGAAGCGTCTGCTGTGGGAAATATTTTATATATTGCCATTATTTTCTAATTTAAAATGATACTACGCGACCTTGAATATCGGAAGTTGGAAATTTAACCTCAAATATAGATGGATCTAATGATGGATAGATTACATTATTTACCGATGCTCCACTTATATCATAAGAATATTTAGAATATCCATTCACTTCTCCTACTTTATTTATTATGTCTACTTTTTTAACAGTTTGAACGCCTTCTACTTGATCTAAAACTGCGTTTAAGTCCGCTAAGATTATAGGTTGATTAATTTGCCAGTTATTAGTATTGAAGTAATCTTGCAAAACAATTAAACATCTAGCTACAACGTCTTCGCCTACGTAATTAGGTCTAATAATAATATCAAAGTTACAACCAATGTTTATAACATAAGCAGACTTTATGTTTATAGAGTCTGTCATCATTCTATAATCACTTAAATAACTTTGTATATTTTTTAGTAGAGAAGGTGTAGGTATGTCTAAAGTTCCTAAATTGTTTAATCCTAAAACGTAAAGACTTATAGATAGCGGATCTCTTTGCGTAGAATTTTTATCCAAATAATTTCTAAAAGTAGCGTCATCTTTTGTTACAAACGCTTTAGAAACTTTTCCAAAATTAGGAGGCATACTCAATACTCTCGCCAAATAGTCTTCTTGAGTAACTGTTCTTAATTGGCTTGAAAATTGCAATTGGGAATTCAATCTTAATTCTTCAACAGTATCTCCATCACCACCGCCAGAAGCAGGATTATCATTATTTGTTACTAAAGTATATTCAAAAGTGGTATTAATCCCTGTTACTTTTTTAGATGTAGGAATAGTTAATTGGCCTTGTAAAACGTTAGAAGAAACTCCACCGCCGGCTAAATAAGTAAAAGTAATAGTTGTATTTTTAGGAGCCAAACCATAAGTTTGAGTAGTTACAAAGTTAGTGGGATCAAAAGAACTTGATAAAGTGCTAAGACCACCATTTGCATTTCCAACAGAAACAGAATTGAGATTAGGAACAATTGCAGAATCAGCAACAGAATTAACTCCTGGACCGAACTCTATTTCCAAAGTTTCGTTTGATTTGAATCTAGTAACAAATCTTCTATTTGTTCTTACCTTTTGGATCATGTAAGGAACTTGATTCTTTTCTTGAGTAGAAGTATTAGTAACTGGGTTTAATATATAGTCTTGAGCCAAATAAGGAACTTCGTACCATGCATTTCCATTAGAGTCTACAGCTTCTAATATAGTGATAATATTGCTATCTTGTAAAGTTATGGTTGGAAATCTTTCAGCATTACCAAAAGAGAATGTTTGTGTTTTAACTTGACCAGATATTGCGTCAGTATTCTTTTTAAGTAGAAAACTAGTTGGATTGTTTGACGCATCAACTGTATATACACTTACTTCTGTAGGGTCTAAAGAAGAAGACACTCTAAAATCTACTTTTTGAGGACAATAGAATAATACAGAGCTATCAACATTAGACTTAACTTGCATTCCTTGTTCTACAGAAAAAGCGTAAGTAAAATCTGGAATATACACGCCAGCTGTAAATATAGAGGGGACTTGTTGATATACACTCAAATCTACAATAGCTGCGCTTGTAACTTTAGGTCTATAGCCTAACATATAAGCCATGGTGTAAAGATTATTCTTTTGTTTAGCGTATTGTAAGAAAGTTTCTTGTAATTGATTATCTAAATAGAAAGATAAAACGTCTCCTACATAAGAAGCCATCTCGATAAACATGCTACCAGGACTAGCTTGATTAAAATCTGTATAAGTAGTAGGGTAATAAGATTTTGCGTACTCTATTAAATCTGCTTTAAAAGAAGAGTAATTCTTATTAAGGTATTTTATGTCTATATTATTATTTGTGGACATGTCTAAGCGTTTTGTATTTCTAGTATAACAGTATCGGTTTCTTTAGAATTTGTTAGTACATAACTGAAGTTTATTTTAATGGAATTATTATCAAGATCTCCTAAAACTGATAAATCTCTGATCAAAACGTTTGGAAAATTATTTTCTACTTGAGATTTTATAGAAGTTTCGATTTCTTCTAAGCTTACTTGAGATATTTGTTCAAAAAGTTTAGATCTTAATCCAACTCCGAAAGTAGGATTGAATGGTCTTTCTCCTTTATCCGTGAGTAGAAAGTTTATTAGATTGAACTTAGTCTGCTCTTTAGTGCTATACACAGAAGTAAAAGCCGTCGCAGCAGAAAATGGAAGCTTTACTCCAACTCCAATAGAAGGTCTTAAATCGACGACATTTATCTTTCTTAAATTGTATGCCATTATATTACGCCTTTAGATCTCATTTTGTTCATTAAATCTGTGAAATCAGGTACCTCGTTTATTTGTACCATACTTGGATCAGAACTAGGTCTTGCTGTTGCCAACATACCATTAACGTCTCCTACTGCAACTTGTTTTGGTTGAAAAAAACTAGTTGGGTCTACTCCTATTGAATCGGGTCCTATGTTTGCAGTGCTAAAAGACATATCGTCCATATCCCCCATTGTCATAGCAGTCTCATTTAATATATTTGCTAAAGGATTGCCTAAGAAGTTGGGTGTAGGACGCACTGTTTGTGTGTTTAGCGTTAATGGGATAGCTTTTTTTAGCGGCTTAGATTCTTTTATAACCTGTTTTGTAGTGCTTGATGTTTGAATCTCTTGTAAAATGGCGGGCATCTCTTGACGAATTGCCTTCGCAACCTCTTCCCTTATTAATTTTCTAAGTAAATCTATTTGACTTGTTTTTGCCATATCTTATAAATATTAATTTTTAAAAGTTCTTTTGCACTAAGATAGTCTTTCTAATTCTTTTATCTTGTTTTCTGCTTCTTTTATTTTAGCCGATCTATCTTTTATTATCACCGCTGCTGCTATTGGTCCCAAAGCTGCTGCTCCAACCATTTCTTTTTGCCAATCTTTAATTTGATCTTTTAAATTAGCAATGTCTAATTTATTTGCGTCTGAATTCTGTTTAGCTACTATGCTCTTTGTATAATTGCTTCCTGGATCTGTAGACTTTAGATCCGTGGCAAGAGTTCTAGCTTGATTTGCCATAGCCTTACGCATTCTCTTTCTAAGTGCTTTACCTCCAGGAAGATTATTAACAAAGGCATTTAGTCCCAATCCTACATTTTCATTTTCGTTATCTGGAGGATCTAAATCGCTAATACTAATAGAGCTTATATCTATATCATCTATAGTAATATCGTTATTTCCTAAATTATTTAAGGATTCTATTATAATAGTTAGGTCAGAAGGATCTATTCCAGTCAATGACTTATTAACAAATCCGCCTGCGCTTAAAAGCAATTTAACTTCGTTCACTATTATATTATCGTCTGAAGCAAAGGTGGGTGTAGATTGTACCACTTTTATTTTATTTCTATCCAAAGCTACTCCGAATCTTCTTTTTATAGAAAGAACGGTGTCAGTTGTTTCTTCTGTAACTATTTGAATTATGTAATCTCCATAAGATCTGTCCTTGACAATTCTAGCATTATTAGATATATCTATAAAATCCTGTAATACTTTTTGGGCATCTTTAAGTTGTTGAATTGAGTCAATATAATCTTGTTTTAATTCCTCTGGACACTGATCACAACTAGATAAGTTTCTTGATATTAATTCTAATTTAGGAATTATTACTACTATTTGATTAATAATATACAAACATAAACTTTTTATAATGCTTAGAAGTTCATTTATTTGTAATAGTCTTCTTAAGAAAAATGTAATGCCTTTATTAACAATGACGTCTTCAAAAGTTGCGGAAATTGCAGTTTGAACTCCAACCGTGTTAACTACTTGAGGAATAGGTATGCCAAAGAAAAATTTTCTAAGCTTATAGAATATTTTAATCAATAAAAGAGATATTCTAATAATAACTTGAAATAAAGAAATAAAAGAAGCTATTTGTCTAGCTATGTTTATAATCGTTTTTACTCCTTGTATTATTGACTTTAAAAGAGGCACTGCTTTAGAAGGGTCTATGATATTATCTAATTGTCTTATTTGTCGAGATATTGTGCCCTTTGTAAAAGTATCTAATTGTTGTAAAACGCTTTTAGGATCGTTTATAGCTTGAATAGTAATACAAATTTGTCTTACTTTATTAATAGTGTCTAATACAGAATTAAAATCATCGTTTGTAAATTGTCTTAGATCTATTTTTCTATTTAATGAACCTATAGCGTTAGTTATAAAGTTACTTAGTACAGTAGATTGAGGATAGGTTTCTGAAAATTCAGGATTTACTAAAGAAGCGCTAGAATTTACATCGTTTAAATCTTCTAATATTGAAGTAACCTCTGATATTAAAGATTTTAGGGCTCTTTGTGTTTGAGAATTCTTAGGCACAAGACTTAATGCCGTATTGGATCCTGCATAAACAGACATAAATTTATCTATAATAACTTGTACATCGTATGCATTTTTTTGAATTTGCCACTTTCTCCTACCTAAAGGACTTTGATCTTCGGGTTGTTTTGTTGGATCAAATTTTTGTAGATTATCAGGTATTTGATTTGCAGCAAAACTAAATATAGCGCAGAAGTCTATAGAAGCTATAGAAGTAAGAACTCTAATTAGTCCTAACTGTAAAGGATTTTGAAATGTTCTTCTAGCGCCAGTAGTTCTATTTGTTTGAGCTAAATTAGTTTTTCCATAAAATACTTTAGATATATTTTTTTTTATTTTAGAGCAACTAAAAGCAATTTTATTTATTACTTTTTCGAATCCTTCTCCCAATGTATCATAGCTATTCAAATCTACGGGTAACTTAGATAGTATCTGCGCTGTGTCTATATCTACATCATAATATTGATCGCTCATAGTTATCTAGTGTAAGTATTTTGAGAAAGCGTAGAGTCTAGGGAATCCAATAGAGTAGATGCTGCTGATTCTATTTCGAATCCTTGATTCATAATAACTGTAATAGAAGCGGCTATTTTGTCCTTACTTTCAGCAACCCTTGACATTTGTTGACCAACAGATTGTAATACGATGCAGAAATTCTTTAATTGATTAACTAGAGTTCTTCCTAATATTACATTCTCTCCCAAAGCTTGGGCTTTGTGTCCTAGTTCTATTATATCGCAATCTAATAGGATCTTTTCTTTAGCATCTAGGTTTATAGTTTCAGTAGAACAAATGGAAACAGCTCTTTTACCTGCTAAAATTATAGCATCTTTTTTAGAGTGTAGTAATACTCTATCAGAAGATAGTATAATTTGCGCTTTATTGTATGGAAATATTAATTTATCTAACATTTTTAACCTATTGAATTTTTATCTTGCGTATTAGCATCTACTATTTCATTTGAAATAATAGGTTTAGAAGTCATTCTAATGTTGTCGGTTTTTTCTTGATATTGAGCATTTATTCTACCGAAAGATCTAAAAACAAAATTATTCAAATCCTCTAATACAATCTCTTGATCGTATGTCAAATAAAGAGACGAAGCATCTTTATTAATATTTTCTATTGTAGGAGCAAAAGAATTAGCTCTATTGTTTGGAGTTCCTTGACCATTAATCATCATGGTTATAGGACTTCCCTGAGATCCTTTTCTAGACCAGTTATTAGAAGATCTAATGGTTTCTGTTGTGCTTCCAAATCTTAAAGATTGACCGTTTCTAGATTCTAATATTGTATCACCTTCAAAAGGTTTTAATCTTCTTACATTTTTTTCTTTAAAGTATTTTCCAAGAAATAGTTGAATTTGCTGATTATTTTCTTGAATGTAATTAGGATGGTTGCCTATATCTGATAACTGCTTACTCCACTCAATTAAATTAGGCATTGCGCTGTGATTAGGACTAGATCTCCATAAATTAAAAGGCGGTAAATAGAATAATGTTTTTGTTTCAAAAGAATCATTTAAAGCCTCTGAAGGTCCAGGAAATATGATCACTATCTCGTTTATTAGAGGGTATTGATTCATAAAACTAAATATTGGATAAGCTGGTTTGTTAGCTTGATCAGTATTTAGGGTGGTAAGACTACAGTATAATACTTCAAATTTTATCTTACCTATATCTCCAAAGTTTGTAAAATTAGGATCTGGCGTGCTAGTGCCCTCTAATACATCTGACATCACAATACTTTTTACTCTACCTATAATGTAGAAAAATCCTGAAGTATTTTCGAATGCTGAGTACTCATCACCAAATAAATAATCTAGTCCCATTATGCGTTAGGTAGTTGTTTTTTAGGA